GGTTCTTCGGCTGTGAGCTCAATACTCGCTGCCGTTGCCGTGATCGTGACACGATATTGTTCCCGGCTTTCGCCGACGGGTGTGTCGATTTCGTCGAGCCAGGCGAAGCCCGCGCGGCTCCGTCGAGTCCAGCTGAGCATGAGATCTCCGCCCGCATCGAATGAGGCCGACAAATTGCAAGGAGACAAGGGTCTGACCGATTCCGCCCCGAAGATGAATGAAGCGCTTGAGCCGCTTTGGTCGGATACAGTCACGGCTGAACCGCGCATCCACACGGGCAGTGAAAGCGGCCGAAGCGAGTTGCTGTCGAGCAGGCAGAACGGCTCGTCGACTGAATGAATCGACGCCGCCCATTCCGTTCCCCCACGGCCGCGGAGCAGATTTGCAAGTCGGAACCGCCCGTGACCCAATGGCAGAACGTCGGCGAACTGTACTAGTTCGCTGCCGAGCACAGCCAAATTCATGCCTTCGGTGAGCGCATCCTCGTCGCAGCTCGTGATCCACTGCTGTTGGTCAACAAGCTCGACGTCGACGGAATTCACTTCGTCGATGAGGAATGGATCGGCATTTGCGAGCACCGTCAACACGCGCCCGAGAACCGACTTCCGTGCGGCGGTCTGAGTGACGAACGTCTGACCCGAGCCGCTGACGGTGAGAGTCCGCGAGCCCCATCCCGCGTTCGGCGAAGAGGCGGCGATCAGGACCGTCGATCCGCTTGTTTGAGTGTCCGTCACGTTGGGAGCTTCGATGAGGGCGAGGCTGGTGGGAGCGGCAATCACGTCGCTGTTCGAAACAATCCGACCCGATTCGGCGATAAGCGCAGCGCTCGGCTGCCATGATGGGCGCAGCTCGACGACTGCGACGAAACTGTCGATCGTGCACTTATCGACAAGCCACGAACGTGGCGTGAGCGCAAGATCGACGATGCTGCCGGGTTCGAGTCCCAAACGCGCGGGCGGCAAGCGCAGCGTAAGCCTGTCCCGTGCCGACCATTGGCGCGCAAGCATCTGCTGCACGAGCGTTTTGGCGTCGCCGGCCGAGAGCACCGCCGGCAATTCCCGCTGCACCTCGTTGCTACTCACCTCGGCGGCAGTCGCCCGTGCTTCCCCCGTTTGATAGTCGAGATCAGGATCATAATAGGTCAGCCTCAACGTCGACGGCGCTGTGCGCACCGGCAGCTGCTCCCGCTGAAGCTTCGATACTTTCTGTCCGTTGCCGCTGTTGCCGAATTCATTGGAATCGATTGCGACAGGCGTCAGGTCGAGCGGCGGACGCAGCGTCGATCCGTCATCAAACAACGAAAGGTCAAAGCAGTCGACCAGCGGCTGCACTGCCGTGGCAATTGAACGGCCGTAAGCGGCATATCCGACGATCGCCTGAGCTGCATCGGACGCAATCGCGCCTGCCGATGCATCATTGAGGATAGTCGAGACCGACGGCGGCGTAGGGTCGGCAATCGCTTCAAACGTCATGAAAGGGATTCGATTCCCGAAGGCCGCGAGCTCCAGATTCTCGAACACCGCAATCGCGAGCCCGCGATAGGCCGGCGTGTTCTCAATGCCCTCAATCGATCCGATCAGCGGGTCGATCGGCTGGTTTTCGTCACCGCCGTAGAAGCGGAACGTCACCGGGACTTTGAAATCTCCTTCGGCTCCTCGCAGCAATTTGCCATCGGCCCAGATACGACCGATCGCCCCAATCATCCGCGAGGACAGGGCGACCGCCAGCGACACCGAATAGCTGTAAGTGACGTCAGGCTGCCCCTTGGCGCCCGTGGTCTGTTCGCTCTGAACTAGATCTGTGGCCCATACGACCGTGCCCGCCACGCGCATCGAGCCGTAGATCCGCGGAATCTCGGTACCGTAGCTGGAGGTCTGCACGCTGAGATCGCCAAGGCGAGGACCGCGGCTCGCCGGTGCAAGCAGCTGCTGGTCCAGCGATTGGCCGATCAGTGCGCCGATTGCACCGCCGATCGGACCGCCGAGTGCGGTCCCGACCGTGCTCAAAACCAAGGTGGCCATGGCTATGCCCTCCGCCGGCGATAAGCAGCAATCAGCGGCCATTCGGGCATGCCCGGCGTCTCCACGACGCGGAGCAGCCGCGCATGCGCGTGGACGAATCCAGCGTCGGTCCGAATGCCGAGATGGAGTTGCTCGTTCGACACCCGCATCAGCATGAGGTCGCCGGTCCGCAATTGCGTCGCGGGGATGCGCCGGAAATGCTCACTCAAGCCCGCGCGTATCTCCGGCTCATGATCCCCACGCAGGGGGTAGTCACGGCGAACGCCTCCGGCGGGCACGCGATACGTCGCAATTGCGACGCCGACGCAGTCCAGTCCCTCTGCGTCGCGGCCCTGTACGCGGAAACGGGTGCCGACGAGCGCGCGTGCGCGCTCGGCATAATCGATCTTCAACGCGTCAAGCTCCGGGGTATCGAGTCAACAAATCATTTCCAGGCAGATGCGGCTCGCCGCGGAAGTTCGCGGCATTCGCGAAGCGCGAAACGCAGGTCTCGAATCTTTTGTCGCAGCCCTCCCGAAGCTCGATCCGACAGCCGCTTTCCACTGACGCCCGCGGCAGCTCACGAACCTCCACCACATTGCCGCTCGCCGACAGAACGACAGTCGCGATCCCGCAGTTCGCGCCGCTCATGTAACGCAATCGGCCGAGCACAATTCGGTCATCCACCTCGATGTCGAGCGTCAGCGTTCCGCCATCGGAAGCAATCACATGGGCAATCACCGTTCGGCCGGCGAGATCGATGCGGCATTTTTTGTCGCCGAAGGCGGCCCGGCACTCGGCCGATGTCGCGGGGCATACCGCCCCCTCGAGCGCCGCCGCGGCTCCAACCAGCTCGGTCGAAAAAGAGTCTCCATCGATGTTGACGCTGCCGATGTCGCCGCCGAGCAGCTGAATTGAGGTCTCGCCGGGGTTCTCCCAATCGACCACCGTCAGCCGAACCTGCGCGCCGTCCCACCGGCCGAGCGACAAGTCGGCATCAGCGAGGGCCGTGCTGCTCAACGATCCGGCCGCCTCGGCGGATTGCGGCTCCAGCCCCAGGCTTCGAGTCACTGCGGCGGGCGTCATTCCCGGCGCAGGTTCGTAACGCACGTCCTCGCTCATGATCGGCTCGTCGTGGCTGGTCAGCGCGATGCCGGCGCCGTCGAGCCGCTCAAGCCGCCAAGACAAGGCGAGACTCGTGAGCTCGCCATCGACAATGCTCATATTCAGTCCTCGCGAACTTCGATCAGCGGTACCGACGGCGCTTCACCCGCCAGGAACGTAGCGCGATTGACCTCTATATTATCGTCCGCGAACCGGACGGGCGTATCGAACAGGAAACCGGCGGTAACCTCCGCGCCCGCGGCCGGCGGACTGTCGAACCGGATCACACCCTTGTCGTCGAGCGTCCAGCCGGTGGTTAGCTCTGACGCGTTGATCGCGACCCGCACCGTCCCCGCAACTGGCCGCGTGATACGCCGTTGCTCGCCAGTACCGTAGGTCTTCACGAGCTCGAAGCTGTCAATCACGCCGTCGCCGGTTCCAATCGCTTGGTCGGTCGCAGCCGAGGTTCCCGTCATCCCGTTCGAACTGTTGTCGAAGGGGTCGCGGAACCGGAACGCGATCGCTGGCCCGCGTCGCGCCCGAAAGAAAGAGAGGAGCGTTTCGAGCTCCGCTTCGCCGCGAACGCCCGGACCCGCGTCGAACCGCATCCGCGCCTGCGCCCAATTGGCATTCCGCGCTTCGAAGCCGCTCGCACTGGACACGATGTTGGTCGAGAAATTCGGTGCAACGCTTGCCTGCTGCCCGATTTCGATCGGGAACAGAACGTCATCGAATGGCGTCACCGCCTCCTCCTCTCCGAACAAAGTGACTCCGTCCCGGATCACTTGGGGCAGCGCCCACACGAACACCTCCGCACAGCCGCGCGCACGCGCCTCGAGCGCCGCAGCAACGATCGGACGCCACTGCTCGCGGTCCACAGCGTCGGCCACAAAGCCGGAAAAATATTGCTGCTCGAACACTGGATAATCGAGCCGCGCGTCCACTTCCGAGTAGGCAGTTGCCCGCACCGCGCTGCGCCCGGCCGTCACCCATTCATAATCCTCTGTCTGGAGCACATCGAACGCCGGTCGGGCCCAGGCTGCCGGCAGATCCGCGCGTTTGAGTTCAGGGGCGCGCGGATCGAGCACCGTCGGAAGGTACACAAGCAGCAACGTCGTC